AACCCCGATTCGGCTCCGGTCAGCGTTGACCCGAGCAACCCCAACAACTGCCCCTATTGATAGGGTTTTTAAAAGGAATTTTGCAAATGGCAAGCAACGAACCATATAGCACCATCGACGAACTCCCCGACTTCGACATCGAATTCCCCGAAGGGTCGTTCGATCCGGAGACCGAAGAGGAAGAAGAGACCGAAGATGATTGGTCCGACTTCGACGCACTCCCCCACGACGATGACTACCCCTATGGGGACATCGACGACGAATACGAGTCCCGTCAGGGATTCGACCACCCGATTCACTGGTTGGGATAATCCAACCACCCCGTTTTCTCATCACTTTTTTAAGAAGCATTTTCAAAAAGGAAAAAACAATGCCTCGACCCATGATTAACGTTACTCTCGACTTCGCCTCCATTGAGGGACGTATCGCCAACGGCGAACGTGTGACCGTCCGACATATTGCAGAGGAACTCAAGGTTTCTCCGCAGATCGTGAGACGCGCCCTCAATGAACACTACAGCAATCGCGTGGTGTTCACCCGTGGACGCACGGGCGGAATCGCCATCAAGGCGGACGCGACTTCTCAGGATCCCACCGGAACTGAGACCGCGACCACCGAGACCGCATCGGCGTGAGTCACTCCGGATCCCGGTGTCGCATGTGTGTGTGCGACACTGGGTAACCGGTTTTAACAGTATTTTGCAAAAAATACCATAAGGTTCCATCGGGGGTTTAGCGGCATATGAAAAATTTCAAAAAAGGGTTTTTAACAGTATAGGGTAAAACTTTTTTAAAAATCCATTTTCAAAATTTTTTTTAAACCAATTTTTCCCCCATCCATCTTTTTCTAATTTACTCGATTCCAAACTTTCCCCTTGCACTCCGCAGATTCAAAGGTACAATAAACGCATGAACGACACAGCAACCACTACCGCTCTCACCGCCGACCACATCCGCGATATGGTCCGCTCTGATCATGTCTCCGCCATCAACCAGCAGTCGTGGATCTGGCGATCCCTGCTCTACTGCTTCCGCGAAATGCAGCGGGACATCAAGCAGTATCGCTCCGACATCGGTCGCGTCGAGAACCGCAACTCCCCCGCGTACTGGATCGACTGGATGTCCGATGGTGGTCTTCACAAGAACTCATCCGCATCCGATGTTCATACGGTGATTCTCACCGACACCAAGAACCCCCCGCGTGATCTCTCCCGTCAGCATCTGGACAAGGCAGTCCAGTTTCTCACCACCGAAGGCGTTGCCGAAGCAGTCCTTCGATTCGTCCAGCGTCCCCTCTAATTGAAAAGGATTTCACACACATGAAATTTAAAACTGCAATTGTATTTTTTCTTCTTGGCATGTCACAGTGTGCTGCTCCCGCATACGCTCTGACTGAACAGGAGATGACAGATGTTCTCGCGGCAATCCGCGTGGTCGAATCCAACAACAACCCGAACGCAGTCGGGGACAATGGAAAGGCAATCGGTGTTTATCAAATTTGGAAAGTTTATTGGCAAGACGCTACTGAATTTAGTAACATTGGTGGTGTGTATCTGGATTGTTACAAGCGTGATTACGCGGATCGCGTGGTACGAGCATACATGGATCGATACGCCACTGAGAAGCGGTTGGGTAGACCCGTTACTCAACGCGATATTGCAGTGATGCACAATGGTGGTCCCCGTGCAGTCTGGGCGAAGGGCAAGAAGAAGGAAAACCTTGACAGGTATTGGGCAAAGGTCCAGAAGGAACTCAATCGATGAACGAAGAGTCTTACACCGAATCTGCAACGGCAGCGTTTCTGTCGAATGACATTCAGCGTCCACCGCGTAACGCTCCCGAAGAAGACTTGATTCTGTCCGGTGAGTATTACTTGGATGCTCATCGTGGTTGTGAGATCATCTGCCACCAAGTGTGGACGGGTAAGACGGATCGTGGAATCAACAAGGTGATCATCTGGAGCAACCAAGGGCATGGATGGATCAGTGGGTGTGAGAATACTATTTTCACTACCGAAGAAGCGAGACGCTGCTGGAATCACGCAGTGGACAACGGGGCAACCCGTGTTTACATGCGGGTGAAGACTAGCAAGTCCAGCAAGTACGATAGTGTTTATGAGCAATGGAAGAGTACCTCAAAGTATTACAATTACGATGAGGATTACAAGTCTTACGAGGAACTCGCCAAGGAAGAGCGAATGTGGGAAAACTACGCACTGGAGGCATGACGATGACCGATGTTAAATTTGTTACAACTTTGAAAAATGATGTTCGTGAGGGATGGCGTGTCTGGCAGACTCTCTGGAAGCATGTTCCGACTGGCGAGTACGTCATGGTTTCATCTTCACGCAAGTTTGATGTCGGGTTCCCGGATGCAATGGTCGATGAGACGATGGCATTTCCGTCGAACGAACATGGCGTGTGGGATTCGCGTGATCTTGCCGTGGACTATCCTGCAAAGTGGACGATGAAGGACCACGAAAAAATCGCAAATGCAGGTCAAAAAAATCGCGTTGAAAAAAACGCGGAGGACTCGGATGATCACACCGGATAAAGAAACACATCATAAAATGCAAAAAGCATATTTGAAAAGTAAAAGAAACCCTTTGCCTACTGTAACAATTGATGTTTCAAAGTGGATAAAGGAAACCAACGAACAGAACTCTCGGAGAACCAAACGATGATTGACCTACTTGTAAAATTCTGTCCGTTGATTGCAGGTGTTCTATATGCTATCGTTGGTATCGGATACTTTATAAAGAGGGACTACCCTTGGTCGCTAGTTTGGATATCGTATTCACTGGCAAACTTCGGACTCGTACTCGCAGCAGCAAAGGAAGTAGCATAATGGCAAACTGGGATATTACACATGGTGTTTACAACATCAGCAACAAGACCAACCACCGCGAACTTGTAAACTCTGTGGTTCACTGGTTCCTTGGTCGGTATGCACTGAACAGGAAGTCGGCAGATCAGAACCGCATCTTGAATATCAATCTCAAGACATCCAAGACAATGAAGTGTTGGGGTGAATGCTCCGAAGGCGAGAACGGTATTGATTACAATATCGACATCGCCACCGATCAGTCTCTCCGCGACTTCATCGCTACGCTCATGCACGAAATGGTACACGTTCTTCAATGGGAGCGTGGATCATGGAAGGGAGAAGGGGAACGCGAAGCGACCCAACTCCAATACGAACTTGCAGACGATTTCTGGAAGTGTGGTCTTGTTTGAATTTTGAAAGTAAAAGTTAATTACTCAATGGAGGTATAAAATGTTTAAGAAAAATTCTCTCTTGTCAAGATATTGTTGGTTTACAGGATACCTGTCTATCCTCATTTCAGTTGCTCTATGGTTCGCCCATGATCAACTTTCAGGAATTTTTGTTGGATTGTGGGTTGCACCCCTGATGATCCTAGCAAGAAACGCGGAGACTTGAATGGATATAATTTCCGTTGCTTTTGCTTTGACTTGCTTGGCAATCTTGTATATGTTTGGTTTTATTATATGTGTTTGTCTCGGGAGGAATGAATGGAAGCGGTAGTTGTTTGTTTGGTATTTTTGTATTTTTTTGGTTTTATTGTTTGTGTTTGCATTGGTGGTGGATCTCGTAGAAGTTCTTGGAGAGAAAGCACATCAAGTAAACAAAAAAGTAAGACTCGCAATACCAATGTCATAACCATCACAAGGCAAAATACTGATAATCCTGACAGTGAGGTTATGAGTAATTACTCAAGGAGCGTGTGATGAGCATAGTTGATTTTTTTGGTTATTTTATCGCACCCTTTTTGTGCTTGACTCTAGTAACAACTTTTGTAATTTGGTATGTTAAGGACAACTCATAATGAATGATTTAAAACCCGAAGTCGAAATTATTGATCAGGATGGCAATGCATTTTCTATTCTTGCAAAATGTCAATCCGCTGCTCGTCGTGCGGCATGGGACGAAAGATATCTTGAAGAGTTCCTTGACGAAGCGACCGCTGGCGACTATAATCATCTACTCAGAACCGTGATGGACTACTTCACGATTGTCTAAATAAAAGCATAGGAGCAAACATGGATCTTTTCCCTAAAGACAAACCTTCCGGATGTGTGATCAGTGATAGTTGTAATTTTCTTCTAGCACTCGGTGACCCAACCGTCGAGGATCGTTTCGCAGAGTTTGAAACTCATGAGGACTTCGCTGCGATCATGGCAGATGTCGTGCAGGCGTTCGCAGTTGTCAATGACAACACCGAAATTCTGGAGGCGACTCTGGAGGTGGATGAACTTGTAGACATCCTCTACGCGATGAGGGTGATCAACGAAGAAGCATCCGAGACTCTTAGACAAAGGAACTTTTGAAATGAATTTTATACAAGATACAGGCGTGAACGGATGTGGTATCCGATTTGAAAAAAACCATCGTGGTTTGTGGTCAGCATTCCCGATATTACAACTGAATGAAAAATGTGACGGTCTTTCTTCCGATGAGTGTATGCGTCTCGCATCCGCACTACAAATGGCATCGGCAAAGGTAAACGAAATGAACGCACAAGAAAATACTGAAATGCTTTTTGAAGGATAATTATACAATGGCAAATAAAAATGACAAGGGGTTTCAACCCGTTGGTAATCGTCTTCTAATCACCCGCAAGAAGATTGACAATGAAAAGACTGACGCGGGGATCATTCTACCAAAGAATCACAAAAAGAAAGAATTTGAAAATCTTGCAACTGTGATTGCAATTGGTTGTGGTGATGGTATCTCTGAACACATCACCGAAGGATGCACCGTTTATATTCGTGACGAAGCACCATCAGTCGAGATCAGTGATGGGGTTTACCTCGTAATGGAAGATGCAGTTTACGGAGTCCTTTAATAATGTATCGATTGCATGTTGACATTCCACTTGGTCACAACGAAGAGATCGCCAAGCAGGTTGCCGAGCAGATCGTACAGTGGGTGTTCCGTGATGGGGACTCTCAGGAACGTATCCAACGTCTTGCACTTGGTAAGTTTGATATTCAAGAAATTAACTGCCGACTCGGCAATGACGAAGATCGCCAGAAGTCCAACTACCTTGACGTAAACGAGAACGGTCACGCCAGCAACAAAAAGATACGCATTCGTGTGGATGGGGACAGCGACTCATATGTCCCATTCCACCATTCTGTCTGACACATTCAGGGACAGAAGCGGATGGCATCAGCAGCACCGCTTATAACGGTGTTTTCGGGAGTTCGAGTCTCCCCTGTCCCATTTGCCATTTCGGCTACGGTTTTTTAACAAAAAGGATTTATTATGTACGCAACTATTCTATCAGCATCTATTCTTTCAAGTATCGCTCCACCCCCGGACTACTACGACTCCCAGATCCTAGAGACTCCAAACTTTACTCTCGAATATAGTGTAAAGTGGTGGGAGGAAAGTGACAAGTATCTTTACACTTTGCTAAACACACAAGACTCAACCATTGCAATTACAAATTGGGCAGTCGGTGGAGCGTTTGATCTTGACCTTGGTTTCGGAAACGATCTTGATCCCGGTGAAATGGAAAGTGTTATTCTTTTCGGTAACGGATTCGGATATGAGGACACATTTGGTGTCGCGTTTTCATTTTACGATTCGCAAAAGATTTTCTTTGACACCATCGCACCCAGCACAATCCCTACACCCGGAGCATTCGCACTTCTAGGTTTTGCAAGTCTTTTTACAACTCGTCGTAGAAAGTAAAAATATCTTTTCAGGCGATGTGGCGGAATCGGCAGACGCATCGGACTTAAAATCCGACGAGGGTTAACCTCATGGGGGTTCGAGTCCCCCCGTCGCTATTATAAAATATCTTTAAATTAGTAAAGTATCAATGCGTAAAAGAAACAATTCAGAAAGTCTTCCCAAGGGGTTGACATCAACCAGATCCCTGTTATAATTGACGCATAACCGATGGAGAACACAACAGTGAAAACCTTAGAACCTACCCTAAAGGATATTATTAATTTTGTTAATTGTATTATGATGCGTGCCTCCAGCGATATGGTAGGTGGTACTGACCGGATCGGAACCGTTTAGTATCTTATGTTGGAGATGATGGGGTTAAACCCCCGACAAGTCATCTCGCTTCCGATACCCCGATCTTTGCGGGGGAAACCTCGCAAAGATCTTTCATGTGCTAGAAGCGATTTCGCAGTGGATCGTGGAAGCAAACTCAAGCACACTGCACTTATTATGAAAGGTTGCAACATGAGCAACAACAACTCCCCTAAGCGTCAGATTATCTCGTACCTCTCCAACGGTTTCAGCATCACCCCCAAGCAGATGCGAACCAAGTTCGGTGTCAAGAACCCGTCCGCGACTCTTCGCAATGTGCGTGAGACCGTCGAGCAGTACGGCAACTGGGCGATCGTTGAGGACGGCACCTACGGTGGCGAGACTCAGTACGCTATGAAGCGTGTCGCTCTCGTCTGCCCCACCGTGGACACGGACGATCTTGCTGACCTCTACTGAATCCAGTAGACTAACTGATCCGGCGGAGGGGGGTTATCTAACCCCCCTCCGGATTCCGGTACAAACGAAAAGGATAAAAATGCTAAAGTCACTTGAAAAGATTCTTTATCTCTTCGCTTTTCTTTCCATCTTCCTGTCGGTCTGGATCTACCAGACCAATCAAGATCTTGGGATCTTCGTTGGTCTTTGGGTTCCTACCCTTTTGCTCCTTGCCCCGACTTGTCCGTGGAGGACCGACCGCTCATGAGCGGTCGGCACTCTGCCGGGAAGGGTGATAAATACAGGAAGGTAGATCTCGAAAAGTATCGAGAGAATTACGAAAAGATTTTCGGAAAGAAAAAGAAGAAGGTAAATAATGGAAAACGAAACAAAGATCGTCCGACTGACAAGTCATGAAGAAATTATTGGTCGTGTGACCACGACTGATACCGGTGTGTCGATTAAGGATCCGCTGATTCTTATTCCAACACAGCAGAAGTCTCTTGCACTCGCACCGTGGATGCCTTACACCACGATTGCCACTGACGGAATTGAAATTGACAGTGATCGTATTGTGTTCATTGTCACTCCTCACGATGAACTTGCAAAGGAACATATGTCCGCAGTGTCGGGTCTCGTCGTTCCGGGTTCGCAGTCTGCTGGTGATGTCGCTGGTGTCATCGGTGCAGATGTATTGAAGGGTTGATATAAAAAATGGCAAAGTCCCCCCAGTATTCCAAGCATGTTAACAACATGATGAAAGTTGGTAGACCACGAAGACAGAAACCGAAACACGGTAACTCTGTATCGAGGACTGCTCGCTCGGGTTCCGGTCGTAAAGTTAGACGATAACCTCTACGCTCGTAACTCAATTGGATAGAGTAGCGGTCTTCTAAACCGCAAGTTGCAGGTTCGAGTCCTGCCGAGCGTGTTTACTCAGGATCGGTAACTCAATTGGTAGAGTAGCGGACTTTTAATCCGTTTGTTGGGAGTTCGAGTCTCCCCCGATCCATTCAAAATGTCTGATCGTGTAATTCAAAATCTTAACACCTATGCGACAATGGCGTTTCCCAAAGCGTTGGAAATCGATAGGACAAAGAAGCACATTTCCCTGATTCTTGATAAAAAGGGGAATGTGCTTTCTATTGGTTGCAACACTTTTAGAACACATCCCGAAGCAGCAAAGATAGGATACCGTTACAACGAGGTTCATTCTGAACTCGATGCGTTTCTGCGTCTTGATAGAAATGTGCGAAATGCAAAAGATCTTATACTTTTAAATTACAGGTTCAACAGGTTCGGTGACTTCCGGTCGTCGCGTCCTTGTGTAAAATGTATGCCGTGGTGTAGTGCAATCTTTAAAACTATTATTTACACTACGAATAACGGATACGAAATCTTTTCGGGCGACGAGAACAAAATCGAATCTATGAACTTACCCATTGACAAACTCAACATGCGGAGTATAATAAGAGCAAATGGCAAAGCGACAACTAGATCAATTTGATATGGAAGCGGAGCGTGAAGGAAACGCTATCAAAAAGCACACCGTCATTAAGCGTGGGTGGGGCAAAGGTATCACCAAGCAACGCAACATGCACAAGCGTGGTGGTGAGATCCAGACTACACGCATCGTAAATCGTGAAGGGTGGTTGAAGTGAACAATATTGGAATTATTGGAAATGGATTTGTTGGAGGTGCAGTCGCTTATGGTTTCCGCGACCAAAAACCTTTAATCTACGATATCAATCCAGAAGCATCCACACATAGTTTTGATGAGGTTGCAAACTGCAAGTATCTTTTCATTTGCCTACCCACACCAATGGTGAGTGAGACTGGCGGTGAAGCAAACACCAGCATCGTTGAGGACTGCTTGGAAAAACTTCAATATAGCAGGGAGCAAGTGATCATCCTCAAGTCTACCGTCCCCGTTGGCACGACTAAAAGGTTGGCGAAAAAGTTTAGTCTAAGAAACTTGGTTCATTGTCCTGAGTTCTTGACCGCTGCAAATGCAAAGTATGATTTTGTAAACGCTGATAGGACTGTGATCGGATCACCATATCTTAGGGAGGACGTTGAAGAAAAATATTCCGAAATGGCAAAGGAATTATTCATGAAAGTTTTTCCCGACATCCCTGTTTATACTATGACATCATGTGAATCTGAAATGGTTAAGTATGCCGCTAACTGTTTCCTCGCAACGAAGGTCGGTTTCTTTAATATGATCTTCATGCTCGGTAAAGAGTTTGGACTAGACTATGATCGCGTCCTTGAAGGAGTTCTATCCGATCCAAGAATTGGTAGATCACACACAGCGGTTCCCGGTCCTGACGGAGACTATGGATTCGGTGGCACATGTTTTCCAAAGGATGTGAACGCCATGATTAAAAGTTTACAAGATCATGGTGTCTCCCCTAGTATTTTGGAATCTGTCTGGGAGGACAATATGCGATATAGAAATGATTGGGACTGGGCAAAAAACGAATCGGCGGTAAAAAGTGAAAGAGTTTGATTATAGTTTAGATTATGACAACATCGACTTTCGGGAGAACCCGGAACTGTATCGCATTGGTCGTGGTGAACAAGGAGTATTGTTAGTTGAACCCTACAAATCAGAAATCTGTAAACACTGGAGATTCCGCACGCCAGAAATCGCGGTCAGATCGTCAAATAGAATTTACGCTATGTTCGATGACTATCTTGTTCGTGGTGAGTTTGTTGGTGCTGATATGGCACGCAAGTTTCTCATGATGGGATGGACCCGAGCAAGACGATATGCGAACCACCGCTCCGGTCGGAAGTACGATGAAAATGGAAATGTAAAACCCCAAGAAGACGATCACTGGACATGCGACAAGGCAGAGTCCGCGAGAATCTTCAAAGCAGTTTACGACAAAGCAAGAACCAATACGGTCTATAAGAAAATGTATAAGGAATGGAGACAACAAGAAAATGCACTGTCTTGAATGTGGAAACCAGATCCCTCCCGCTCGTATGGAGGCGATGCCGGATACAGACTATTGTGTAAACTGTGCAGACAAGCACACTGAACCTGTGATTGGTAGAATGATTTACAATCACAAGACCGCTGGCGAAGTTATCATTGCCAAGGGTAAGGAAAATATTCGACGACTCAACCGTGAGTATGCGAGGGCAAGATGAATGCTGTATTGCTCGTTGGTTGGTTACTACTTTTCTTTTATTACACCTATTGTGAATGGAGAGATGAACAATGACTAAGGGTTTTAGTTTCTACTGTTGGGACTCCGGCGGTCCCGTTTCCCCGGACGATGTGATTCGACTTTCCGGCGACCATCAGTGTTTCGTTACTGGCGAGACAATCAAACCAGAGGACGAAGCATACTGGACCGATGAGTTTGATGCATGGGTTTCTGTCCGTGGATATCAGATGATTGAAAATGCACACTCAACGGGAGAACTTGCAAACAACCGCGAATGGGAAATCATGTATGGTGAATGGTACGCCAAAGATGAATCCATCGCAGGTAGAGAAGAAGCAAATTATAACAATGAGGAATTTAGGAGATCCCACTAATGAATAGAGAACCGACGATTTATGTTGCAGGTCCGATGCGTGGTTACGAAAACTACAATTACCCTGCATTCGACCGATGTGCAAGAGTCCTCCGCGAACAGGGATGGATTGTTATCAACCCCGCCGAACTGGACAGAGATGCGGGGAAACCCATGTCAGATCCGATGTCGTTTGCACCGGACACAAACTATGAGGACCATGAGTTTATGAGAATGGCATTGCGTCGTGACATGGTTGCAATTTGCGAGGACTGCACCGCAGTCTATATGATGAGCAACTGGGAACGGAGCAAAGGTGCAAACGCAGAGTTGGCACTAGCGAAGGCAATGGGTCTTGACATTTATTATGAGGCACCCCTACCCAAAGTAAAGAAAGAACTTAAATGAAAGAAATAGAACCGCAGTATATTTACAAGGCAACCGTCACGAAAGTCGTGGACGGAGACACTGTTGATCTTCTGGTTGACTGTGGGTTTAATATCATTAGAAAAGAACGCATTCGATTCTATGGTGTGGACGCATGGGAGACTCGCGGAGAGGAGCGAGAGCGTGGTCTCAAGGCGAAGGAGTTTGTCCTAAACCTGATCCCTCCGGGGACTGAGGTCGTCGTCAGGACCGGTAAGGAGCGAGGAAAGTTCGGTCGCTATCTTGGTGAGATCTTCTTTGGCGGTCGCAGTCTAAATGATATGTTACTCGAAGAAGGACATGCGGAAGTCTACAAGTGATTCCATATACGATTCGACATCATGGGGAGTTGCACGGTGGGACCAGAGTTTTTGTAAAGGGTTGTAAATCTTTTATTATGGGTACACCTGAATTGCAAAAATATATTAAAAGGCAGATTGACGATCACCAGCGTGAAATAGAATATTGGGAGCAACTTAATAAATTAAACGAGAATGCGTCCCAAGGGGTTGACAGAAACGAATGACTCGCTATAATACATACTGTGTCATCGAGGAAGACAACGCGAGACACAAGGACACGGGAGTTCGATTCTCCCCGCCTCCACCAAACACACTCTCTCGTTTTTAATAAAAGAAACGAAACGACAACTAAAGATCCGACACGGCGGGAGAGTGTGTTTGACGGGGGCGACTGGATTCGATTCGGTGGATACAACTTGTTGGAGATGACTGAGAAGGCAACCTACTCACTAATCGCGGTTGCAAAACTTAACTGGCAACAGTTTCAAACTCGCTGCTTGAGCAGCACGGACCCTTGGATGGGGGTAACCCCATCTAAGGCATTCAAGACAAATGCCGATTTCATTAACTCTAGGAAGCACGAAAGGAGAACGGCATGTCAAAGATGACCTATCGTGAACAGAACGATTACCGTCGCTGGTATGAAAACTGGAAGCGTGAATCATGGAACGCCAAGTTCCGCCAACTACGGAAGGCAAGACGCGAAGCGTTGAACCGGAAGTGACAACCAAACACAAGAAAGAGATTGATCGTCTCTTTCTGGGACTCGCATAATGATCCTCTGACTGGGGATAGTGCAAATCCTGAATGGTTTAGCGACCTGTCCTTAGCGATGCAGAAATGCTTGCGGGATGACCCTTAGCGGGGTGTGCAGGATGGTCTGAGTAGGGTACACAGTCAATCGTACAGTCACCCGAAAGGTTCTGGTAATTACGACAGTCCAGAGTCCCATGATATACGCCAAATCCTCGGCATTGTAGAGGAGGACTAACTTTGTGGGTTAAAGTAGTCGAAATAGCAACCCTCAAAAGCACCACCTTCGGGTGGTGCTTTTCTTTTATGCCTACATATTGGGTCAAGGGAGACTTAATAAATGAAAGACTTTAAAGACCTATACGAAAGTGCAAAGAATCAGCAATCCCTCACGGAAGCAAGATCCCGTGGTGAGGAGATGGAAGAATTTATTATTGCAGCAATCAACAAAGAACCACAACCAGTTTCAAAGTTTGGTATCGAGGATGGTGCAGGCGAGAGAATTGCAAAGCAACTACGCAAGCAGGGTGTAAAGGGCAAGGGTAGAGTGTTGGGTGCAGACCAACTCGCAGTCACCGAACTCTGGTCACAATACTGGTTGCCCGGAAAGGTTCCTGCTTCCACGAAGACCCCGAAGACCGACTTCATCATCGGTAACCACAAGATGTCTCTTAAGACTGGTGGTGCTGCACAGTTGATGAGTGGTGGTCGAAATGAGTCGGTGGCTACTTTTTATGCCGCTGTCGATCGCCTTGGTCTGAACCTGAATGGTCTCGCGTCTCGCATCGAAAAGGCAATGCTTGACTTGTCTCCCTCAAGCATTGCACAGAGCGATCTCAAGAGTGAGATTAAACTCGGTAAAGATAAAGTTGTAAAAGCAGCGAACGAAGCACACAAGACTCTCATGGCAGACATGAAAAAGTTATTTGCAAGTAACCCAGACTTTGCATATGAATTTGCATATGAGGCAATGACCGGCGATGTCAAGTTCGGTGGTAGTGACGGAACCTGTTCCCACTTCCTCTCAGTCTCCGACGATGGAAACACCATCAAACTAGTTCCCGTTGGTGACGAGGCATATGTAAGAAAAGTTGCAAGTAAGATGAAAGTTTCCGTCCGGTTCAAGACCACCAGTGAAAAAACAGGTGGAGTCAAAACCGGGCGTTATCGTTACTGGTCTGCCATCGGTCTTATTGTAGATAAACTTACAGAGAGTTACGAAGAGATCGGACAACTTCTTGCAGAGGGTACTCTCGACGAGAACTTACTTAAGAGAGCATTTAACAAGTTCCTCGGGTTCCTCCGAAAGATGATGGTTAAGATCAAAGAGTTTGTTGTCAAATCCGCAAAGAACCTTATTGAGTTCCTCGGTGCGACCCCAGAAATTTCCTTCAACAACAACATCGACTTTACTAAAATATAAATTCTTTAACTTATTACGGAGTAAAAATTATGTTATCTTTTAAACAGTTTATAGACGAGGATGTTCGCAAGATGCCCGATGGTACTTTTGGTGTTTTTGCAGACAAATTTAAGACTGTAAAAACTAAAGACGGTAAAAATAAAAGGCAGCGTATCATGACTCCGGGCGGACAACACGCAAAGGAGTTGAAGAAAACTTATAAAAATGAAAAAGATGCCAACGATTACATGGCAGCGATTATGATCGCAAAGGGTGGTGGATGAAATCTTTTAAGTCGTACATCTCTCTTCAAGAGCAAAGTCCAGAGGATCTTACTTTCGATGAACCAACGACTAAACATAGTCGCATCATGAATAAACCCCATGAGATTCTGCCCGTGAACTCCGATCAGAGTCTTGTCTCTTCGCCCCCGTCCAATTCTTCTGATGAGACACGGGTGGAACTCATGGAATTACAAGATCGCGTGGAAATGAAAAAAGACAATGATGAGTTACTTAGAAAATGGGATCTTGACTTGGTTGTTCCTTTTATAAAATATCTTAAAGATAATAACTTGAAACACGATAAGAAATTTTTGGATGATCTCGTTAGTCAATCTACGATTATCGTCTTAAAGCAAAAATATATTTTTAATCGACCTAGACCAAAGCAGTTGGCAAAGAGTCTAGGTATCCCTCTGTCCGCCCTCAAGAGCGGCACAGCAGCGACTCCATCATATCCCAGTGGACACAGCACGCAGTCTCGTCTCGTCGCACTATACCTCTCAGGTCTCCACAGAGACCACGCTAAGAGTTTCGTAGATATGGCAGAAGAGTGTGGTCAGTCCAGACTCAACGCCGGTCTGCACTATCCTAGCGACCACGAAGCAGGAGTTGATCTAGGTAATAAATTATACGCTTCGATGAAAACCGATGAGATTAGTCAATTAAAATATAGAGACTTACCCGCTCATGTGTATGGCATGGAGGGATATTGATATGTTTGATTTTAAAGGATTTCTGTCTGAGGAAAAAAATCTACATCTCGAACACCTCGAAGACGAGTTGATCAATAACGGATCTCGGGGTGCAAGAGAGGCAATCGAATTTGCAAGTTCTCTTGTAAAAATGTTAGCGGGGAAGTCATCCAAGAAATATAATATTACCGTCAAGTGGGACGGTGCCCCCGCAGTTTTCGCGGGCATCAACCCCGAGAACGGAAAGTTCTTCGTAGGTTCAAAGAGTGTTTTCAATGTCACCCCAAAAATAAACTATACCAAAGCAGATATCAAAAGAAACCACACCGGGGGACTTGCCGCCAAGTTAGAAGTTGCATTAGAAAACTTATCAAAACTGGGTATCAAGAATGTGCTACAGGGTGATATGATGTATAGCGATGATCTATCATCTGACACTATCGACGGAGTAAACTATATTACATTCACTCCCAACACGATCACATACGCAGTTCCCACTAACAGTGATCTGGCAAAACAAATTGTAAAAGCAAAAATGGGGATTATCTTTCACACCGAATATACCGGAAGCGATATGCAATCGATGAAGGCATCATTCGGTCCTGATATATCTTATCTCAAAAAGACACCCAGTGTGTGGTTTGATGATGCTACCTTGAAAGATCATAGTGGTGCTGCTACATTTACAAGCAAACAAACTGATGCAGTGCAGAAAAAGATATTAAAGATTCGTAGTATGATGGACAGGAAGACAATGGGTGTTCTAGACAAGTTCCTTGCTGATCCTAACATGCAACTTTATATTAAGACTTTTTATAATACTCTCGTTCGTCAAGGATCTTTCGGCACGCCGTCCGCAACATATGCTGGATTCAAGGAGTGGACCGAAAAGAAGTTCGATACCGACATTGATAAACTCAAGAGCGAAAAAGGTAAAGAAAAGAAACAACAAGCAAAGAAAGAAATGATGTCTTACATTCGTAGTAACTCTAAGGCGTTGCTTCGTATGTTTACTATCCACGCCGCCTTGCGTGATGTGAAAATGATTCTCGTTCGTAAAATCGAGGAGGTCAAGTCCATTGGACTATTCCTCAAGACTAATGATGGATTCAAGGTCACCGCCCCGGAAGGGTTTGTCGCAATCGATAGATTGTCCAACCGAGCGTTTAAACTTGTAGACAGATTGAATTTTTCCCAAGCAAACTTTAATGCAGCAAAGAATTGGGATAAATAAATAGTTAAAGGAGATCCACAATGGCACTCAGAAAATTCAGTGGTAAAAAATACCAAATTGCAAAGCATACTCGTCGGGAAGAGATTTGTTCTAAACCAATCGTAGAAGTTCCAGTCAAAATCGAAACTGTTACAGAAGTTCCCGTCGTAAAACCCGCACCAAAGAAGCGTGCGAAAAAGTCCACCAAAAAATAAGGAGTTAATCAATGGAATTATTAGCATCTAGCGTTTTAGGAACCGTCTTCTATACCATCGTCGTGTTTGGTCTCGGCGCACTTAGTGGTAAGAAGATTTGGTACTGGGTTCGTAAGTTCTTTCCTTGGAACAAGGAAGGATGATAGAATACCGTTCACTATACGAGCGGTCCCTACTTAGGGGGCAGAAAGAGAAATCTGCTGTCCTCACTTTTGGTAGGTTCCAACCACCTACCACCGGACATGAAAAACTGGTGGATGCTGTCCAATCCACCGCGAAGAAACTGGGGGCGGATGCCTTTGTTTTCCCCAGTCGAACAAATGATAAAAAGAAAAATCCTTTGACACCAAAGGAAAAAGTCTTTTATATGAAGCGAGCGTTTCCCCGTGTAAAAATCGTTGATGATAGAAACGCAAAAACAGTCTTCAAGGCAATCGAAAGTTTAGTCAAAAGAAACTACACTAAAATAACTCTCGTTGTTGGAGGAGACCGTGTAGATGAGTTTAGAAAAACCATCGCTCCCTACATTGATGAAATGGGAGTGAAAGATTTTGAAGTAGTCAGTGCGGGTCAACGAGATCCAGATGCAACTGATGTCAGTGGTATGAGTGCATCGAAGATGCGTGCCGCTGTTGCCGACAATGACTTCAGTGCGTTTCTTCGTGGAGTTCCAAGTAAGATGTCAGAAAGAATCGCCAGCGAAATGTTTGAGACACTAAAAAGAAACATGGGACTTCGTGAGGAGACCGAAAAGAAAGAAAAACTCAAACGGTTTCTTATCATAAGTTCCACCGAGCAAGGGGACACAACAAATAAAATTATTACATCAGTTGAAGAGTTGGGTCACAGACCAACTATCATTCGCTCTGATACAGCATACATCGGTAAAGTTGAAGGCGATGATATGACAATTGAAAACATTGATAAAAAAGGCGAAGATATAACCGTCAATGTAAAAGAAACAATTGTGTTTGTTCGTGGATCTGCGATGAAGACCGCTGGTGGTCGTGCTTTGGTCGAGGGGTTCGATAATAGTAACGCTGTGGTCATTAACTCAAAGAAAGTTTTTGATCTAGTTGGCAACAAATATGCCACCCACATTTTGTTTGAAAAAGAAAATATCAATACACCACGAACCGCGTTGATCACGAACGAGTCATCGATTGAGCGGGCGCACAAAAAGGTTGGCGGAAAGTTCCCGGTCATCGTCAAATCTCTTCACGGAGCGGAGGGAATTGGTGTTGCGAAGGTTGACTCACAAGAATCGTTTAAGTCGGTGGTTCAGTCTTTGCGTAAGACTGGTGAGGATATTCTAGTTCAGGAAATGATAGACATCGATGGTGATATAAGAAGTATTGTGATGGACGGAAATATCATCGCTTCAATGAAAAGAATGAAAGCGAAAAAAGATTTCCGGACCAATAAGGCGTTGGGAGCAGAAAGCGAACCATATTCACTCTCGGAGCAAGAAAAGAAATTTGTAAAGAGGGTAGCAAAAGCGTCTGGTGCGATTCTTGCCGGAGTAGATCATGCCATCGCCAAAGACGGAAAACTATATGCGATTGAAGTCAACGCATCTCCCGGATCCGGTGCCCAAGAGTATACAAAATATATTAAAGAGGACGAAGAGGCGGGTGTCATCAACGGAGATGAATTAGTAAAAGAGATCGTGGAGAGATCTTTGCTAATTTCAAAACCAGCGGAGGAGTTCACTGTTGGTCGTGTTGAAAAAGTTAAAGTTGGAAACAGAACTATCAAGGCAAGAATTGACTCAGGGAATTCTACTTACTCGGTGGTTGATGCACGGAATGTAAAGGAATCGAAAGGGACGGTTCGATTCATGTTTGATGGTATGAAGTTTAAGCGTCCTGTGGTTGATATGGTGGAAATAAATGTGGGTAGTGGTAACATTGAAAAGAGATATGTTGTTGAACTGGACATGAAGATCGGTAGAAAGATTTTTGAAAATGTAAAATTTTCTTTGTCGGATCGAAGTTCCAACGTGTATCCTGTGCTGCTTGGAAACGAATTCATGAAGAAAAATAATGTAGTTGTGCATACCAGCGAAGTCTTTATGCAAGAACTTGAGGAGCGAACGCTTACCAAGGGTGAAAAAGATAAAAAAGAGAAATATGTAAAGTCACTGAAAAAGCGTGCGAAGGATTTCAAGAAACGCTATGGTGATGACTATAAGTCGGTGATGTATGCCACCGCGACTAAGATGGCAAAACGTGATGCCACAGAGGAAGATATTGATTTTGATTCTCCTCCCGAGGAAGGAACTGACGAAATCGTGAAGCGATATAAGAAAATGACTCCGGGTGAATTGAATGAGATTGCAGATACATACTTTAAAGGAGATTCATAATGACAGATCCAAATCCATTTAACGGCACCGACAGTCTAAAAAATGTTGTAGACGCGGTAAGTGAAATTATTTCAGGGCAACCAGTTATTCCTGACCAGTTCAATTCTCACATTGATGCAGCAGCAGAAGAAATCGCTGCCCTTGAGGGACCAACCACGAACGATGACATTACAAAAATTGTGCAAAAGCATTTTAATACTGCATCGGAGGGAGTGCCCCAAGAGACCAAACTGCAAACAGCATTTCAAAATGAGATTGCAAACAAAGTCGCTCAAAATAACGCAGCGAAAAGATGGGAAGAACATTGATGTGATAGAAAATAGTTGTCATGAGTTTGATGATGATGCTTTTATGATTTACGCGATGCAAAGTTATATCAATCCTGCTTGCTCTGGAAAAGAGGAGTTTGAGGAGGACATAAATCGAATAAAATACATAAAACGTTTATTCGGTAGATATAACTCGACGGGTGAATTGAAAGAACGGTTAATATTAAACCATATCATCATCTTGTATAATGTGTTTGAAATGGAAGCAGCGACAAGAATGCTTTTCTATCGCATGGAAGAAAAGTTTAAACCACTGCTAAAAACATTTTTGGTTTACCTTAACTACTTACCAGAGGATGAACAATATGTTAGGATTCCAATGGACACTAAGGTAATACAGATACTCAGAGGACTATGATGAAAAATTTTATAGAACTAAAAAAGACTTTATACGGAAACATTGAGTTAACTGATCTTTGTTTTGTGGAGGATGCACCTGTCAACGCTGGAGGAGCGTCCATCGCACAGGGGGGTGTAAACACTGATGGATCTTTTGATAAGGTTGCCGGTCTTGACAAACCACTACTCAAGAAAAAAAGAAAAAAAGAATTAGAGTCATACAACGGAAGAACATTTAGCGTCTCTGCCGAGGAGTTTGAAACACTTAAAGCGGGAAAAATTCGTGGTGCTAGGTGGAACAATTATATCGATGAAAACTCCGAACTGGGGATGGAGATTAAAAAGTATTCTTTGAGAAATCCATCTAAACCGGTTGTTATTAAAAACGAAGAAACGGGAGAAGTTGTCTTTCTTCGTCGCAGACAAAACGACGGAAGACTTAGACACAACAAGTCATGATTGAAAGTTTACTTACAACAGAATTTTTATCTTTGGTCGGTGGTAGTGTCACTGGATTTATTTTCAAATCACTTGCCGAGAAAAGACAGAACGAACAAGAAAGATTCAATCGAATCTTAGAGGCGAACAAGGCATCTAACGAATCGTATAATCAAGCAATCGAACGAGTCAGCAGTGATGCTGGTAAGTGGGTGCGACGATTCATCGTTTTATGCATTCTATTCGGAACCATTCTCGCACCATTCATCCTACCATTCTTCTCGGTCCCCACCGTGGTTGAGTTGGTTGAGAGCAGACCACACCCGCTAGACTTCTTTGGTCTATTCGGGACATATAGCGAGACAGAGTTTGTTCCCGTTAACGGATACTTGTTCACGACAGAGAACAGACAGATCCTCGTCACCATCGTGGGATTCTATTTTGGTTCTGCGGTTGGAAGGACTCGATGAAAAAGTTTTTACTTTCTTTACCATTTATCGCTGGGTGTAGTTCTGTTAAAAAACAAACATCACCATTTGGTAACAGGATGAGTCTAGATGAGGCAGCATCTCCGGTTGATGTCCCACTGGGAGCAGGGGATAAACTAGGATACGAAACTTATTTAGAATTATCATTCTTCGATCCAACAAATTTAATGTTATGGTTATGTCTGTGTAGCATTGCAGGATACTTTGTCTGGAAAGAGTTCAGGCGAGTTCGTCCGAAATCTTCCTAAGATTTCTGTGCAATAAAGAACAAATATAATAAGAGTCGGCAATGTCGGAAACGGGGTTGCCGATTTTTTGTCTGTCAGGTGTAATGGTATATTTTAATTTCATACCGGTATCCTTGTCGAAGGACTTCACCATCAACTCCTTAGACGCATTACCTTTGCCTGTGGCGTGTTTCTTTACTGTGGTTGGGGTCAGGACCGAAAATGGTTTACCCGCCTGATACAATTTATATTTTAACAAACCACAGTTCTCGGCAATTTGAAATATTGAGCGACCCGAAGCACCGTAGGCGTAACCCTCAAGACCAACTTGATTGCAACCCATAACTTTATCAACTGCCCAGTCGGCGATGGTTTCATATCGCTCGCACTCATGGTTGTAATCATCAAACATTTCACCGTAGATTATATCTTCATATACTTTTGCATGTTTCTTTACATTTGTAAGAAAGTAAAAAGAACATCGGTGTATGCCAAAAGTCTCCCTGACTGTTCCGTCGAAGATACAGATGCAAGGTCCACAAAGAGAATAATCAATACCTGCGATTGCCATAGTAGTTTCCTATGACTATTTATGTGTTGTTCTCAAAAGAGAAAGATTGACGCAGGCGACTTGAAACGGAACGACCTTGGACTTTTGCGGGTTCAAATTTCCATTGCTTAATAGCAGTAAGAGCAGAGCGATCAAATGAGGGGTTTGTCGTTCGCTGGACTTTAGGGTCTTGAACCCGACCATTTTCATCAACAATAAAGATTACAACCACGGTTGCAGGGGTTTGACGACGTAGGGTAGAGGTAAGACGCGGTTGAACCACACTCAATCGACGAGCATTCTGATCAAGTTCTGATGAAGAGAAGATTTCATTCATCTCCTCGCTGTTGGTTAAGGCAGTTTTCAACTGAACACCGAAGTTACCACCTAAGAAATCTCCAAAACCGGGATTCAGCATGATCTCCAACTGACTGATATCGAGTGGTTCAGGGGTAGAGTCCATTTGTGGTGGTTCCAATTCCGGTTCTGGTTCGTCCGGTTCGTCCATTGGTGGTGGAGGAGGAGGAGGTGGAACGGATACCACCTCCATCGTTCGTGCCATAGAATCACCTTGGAATGGAGAGTTGATTGCTTGAAGCAAAGGCAACAGCATAAAGAAGAATGCTGTGCATCCTAATGCGAGAATGAAAGCAAGAAGTGATCTAATTAACCTTCGCAACCCCAGTTTCCAAGAATGGTGGTTAGGTCAAGAAAACCAACCACACCATCGGCGTTTGCATCACCCACACAAGTTCCACACTCGCTATCGTCTGTCCCTGTCAATAAACCAAACTCATCAGCAGCACTCCAACCAGTCAACCAGTTTTCATCGGGAGCGAACCCACCACGATAGGTAACGGGTGAGTAGAAACCATTTGCAGGTGCAGGAGCAGGTGTCGTGATGATGTCAGAGTCAATCGGTGTCGGGTCAATTGACATAACGGCATTTACAGACTTGCCACCAACAATAACACTCGGCGCACGAACCAATGAGCGAATCGGAAGTTCTGCGGTTTCAATGTTTGTCATACGCATGGACGCAGGCACGATATCGTAGTATGGGTCATCGGAAATGTCGCCGAAACCAGAGATGATATTGTTCGACAATTCTGCAAGTTTACCCTCGGTTTGTGCTTGATACAGGTTGTCCATCACAGACGAAGCACCAGCATTTACTGAGTCAACGTAAGGTGAACCGTCCGAGTCAATTGCGTCAGTCTCGAAGCGTTCAGCGAGCGTCAGAGTCCCGTTATGACCATATCCCGAAGAACCATCTCCGTCATCCCCGTCAGCACGAACCAGTTTGTCTCCCTTGCCGATGAAGATGTTGTTTCGGAATTGAACCGATGCGTTGTCTCTCCAAGTGGTTGTGCCATCGCCAGACTCGGTGTTCGCAATCGTAGTAAAGTTATAGATTGCTGCACGGGTTCTTGGTTGTGCGTCAGAGTTTTCTGCACCATCAAACTCAAAGATATTATCTCCGAGTCCAGAACCTTGTGAAGCATCACGGGAGTAACCTTGCACAATCAAACCAAACTGTGCCCGACCTCTCCAACCTTGATCAACATCAAACGAGTCATCGCCGACGTTCCAAATAGAAACATACTTGAGGTCAACCGTGCCACCCCAAATTTCAATGCCATCATCGACATTGTTCATTACTTCAATGTGGTGGATTTTCGTATTCCGACCAATAGCACCAAGAGACAGACCATTGAGTTCGTTAGAAAGTCCGACAACTCTACCCGCATAGCGAATAGAAAGATAAGATAAATTAC